TCTCCATTTGATATAACTATACTACACTATTACAAATAGTTTGTACATAAAAAAATGCGCCAAAGCGCATTTTAGTTTTGTTTGTAATCAATAACTTAGAATTTTTATCCAAATCTAGCTAAATATTGTCCTATTCGACCTACAAAAGGTAGAAGCATAAGAGCCATAAGTAAGTTCATTCCCGTATGAGCCATAGCAATTCGTAGCGTATCACCTTTTGGCATTCCATCAGAAACAAATAAACCAGCTAACCATATTGTACCTGTCGTACCGATGTTAGCTCCGAGCACACAAGCAATAGCGGCGGGTAGAGGTAAAGCACCAGAAGCGACTAGTGCAATAATAGCAGTAGTAGATAGTGAAGACGATTGCCATAGCAATGTCATGATGATTCCACCGAAGAACATATAGATCGGACTACCTAGAAACCAGTTAAGGTGTTCCATATTCCCCATAGATTTCATTCCACCTGAGAATGTCTTAAGTCCAATATAAAAAATGACCAGCCCAACAAGGGCTGTTATCATCGGGTTTCCTAGGTCCATTTTCTTTACCTTTTTCCAAAGTTTTTTACCTTCATTTTTCATTAGACGATGCTCGGCAGATCGCCATGATTGCCTTCATGGGACGGCGGTGTCCAACCGCCTGGCTTTAATAAATCAGGTAAACCAAAACGATTAGGCCGACCAGGTTTTACGCCAGGTTCTTTTGCCATATTGGCATCATAGATCTTATTCCATGCCTCATTAGCATCTACGCCCATTACATCAAGAGTGCCAATAGCAAATACACACATATCAATTAGGCCGTCAACAACTTCCTCTGCATCAGAATTATTAATAGCAGACAGCGTCTCTTGGTACTCTTCACCAATCATAAGCATACGAAACATAAGATATTTCTGCATCAAAGTTTTGTCGCCACGATTAGCTTGAAACCAATCGTGTACACCAAACTTGTCGTGCATGTTTTTAATATCATTTACCCAATTGTCACTCATTTAATTCTCCTTGTATCATATAGCATATTCTATCATATTTGTGAAATATTGTAAACATCTAATTTATGGCTTATACGTTTTACTTTTACCATTATGCTCATTACATGTCACACTTACAACACTGCACCTATCACCTGTTACATTTGCGGCAGTCTTACTAATTTCTTTATATGCCATATATGCAAAATGTTCTGTACTAACTATAGGAACAATTTTGATTTGAGCCAGTCCTCTGCCTTCTAATAATTTAAATGTTTTAAGCTGGGGATCAGATTCTAATAAAATAACCTTATACGCAAAATTATTTTCTAACCATTTGTTAAATGGTTTCAGCGCATTAAAATCTATTACTACCCCATTTGAATCTAGCTCATCACATGTAAAATCTACGCTAAACGTTAATGAATAGCCATGTAAAAATTGATCGTACAGAGTTGAATTTAAATGTCTAAGGCACCCTTGTAATTCATTATTATACCCATAAGTTTTTGTACTATAGTAAGCCAAGTTGTCCCTTCTCTAATTTTTTAATACCTAGAGCCCAGTTTTCAGCTGCCGATTCTACATACGATAAAGCTTTGCCAGGAAATTCTTCTTCAAACTTTAAAACATCATTTAGGCCGTTAAAGTATTTTATATAAAACATTTCATTCTTTGCGTCTATTTTTACTTCGCAATAGTCATCAGTGTCTGATTCGTCTTTGTAATACGTAGAGATTAATCGGCCCATTTTTATTCTCCTATAAAGTTTTGAATACTTGGATAAATTTGTCCTATAGCTTCAGCAACAGACAAGGCTAAGTCCATATGTTCTTTTTGTGTACCATTAGCAGATCTTAATTCAATATAATGAATCCATGACCTAATAGTACCATTTACATACACCCTTGAAACAGTATTTCCTTCGGGCAATACGGCCCTTGCCTGCTCTTTTGCGATACCATTATCTATAGCCCAACTATAGGCCATTTTAGCAGTTTCAATAACCGCCATCTGTTTATTCGCCCATTCATCTTCAAGAGCCATATCATTATTTTCGACGCTGTTCTGGCGATTCTTAGGATCTTGTAACCTTGCATCTCTTAAGACGAAATCTGTATCTAAGTCTCTGATATCAGCATATCGCTGAGAGAATTCTTGAAACGAAAAGGATCTATGCCTTAGTAATTGTCTAGCAATATCACGTGTTGTTTCAATCTCAATGCATGCAGACGCCATTTCAAATGGGCTCCAATGCCGATGCTTAATTAAATAATCTAAAAGCTTAGCAGTTGTTTTAGTATTCGCCTGATTTGATGGATTAGAAACTCTTGCACAATATGCAACTAAATCTTGAATATTTTCAAGCCCCATAATCCCAGGTTCACCTGAGTGAACATGCTTTACCGGCTGGCTATATGATATAAGACGGGTTTTCATTATTTGCCCTGTCCCCTATACTTTTTATATCCACGTTTTTTATGTTTATTCATCGATGCCATCTTAACGTTTCTGCGGCCGATGCACGTCTTCTTTGAATTAGTAAAACCTTTTGCCATTATCTATTCCTTACTGTATTTTAAAATCTTTAAAGCGTTCATTCATGTGGGACTTATCAAAAGCCGGAACATCATCCATGACACCATCAGTCGCATTCTCTGCATCATAAAGTCTCATCCTTGACCGGTCAATACCTATAACAAATCTTTTATTTGCATTAGGATCGTTATATCTATTCTTAAGTTGTTTGACCATTATTTGGCCTTCTGTCTCAAGCTCTTCTGATGATATAAGGGCGAACATGAGATCTGCGGTAGCGGGTAATCCAAAAGACTCGGACGTATCTTCAAGCCCAGGATCCGAGCTAGTATAACCACTACGAGTCGTTTGTGTTGCAGATACGATCGGAACGTCAAACTCCACCGCAAGACCTCGTAGCTCTTCAGCAATTGCTTTAATGTAGGTGTATGAATTGATTGCACCACCCATTCCTTTCATACGAGAAGAAGAACATATATTAAGATAATCAATAAAAATCATATCTGGCACAAAGTTCTTTTTTAGTTTAAGTTCATTGAGCAAAGCTCGGAAGTGTCCGGTATGAGCAGAGCCAGTTGGATACTCTTTAATAATAAGCTTGCCATTTGTCTTTGCCGCAACCTGATCAACTTTAGAAGTCAGCATATCTTTCGTGATGTGCTGTAACTGATCTAACGGAATATTTAATAGATTAGCATCAATGCGTTCTGCAATACGTTCTTCTGCCATTTCCATGGTAATGTAAAGTACGTTTTTTCCTTGAGTAAGGACATTACCTGCCATATGACACATAAACAACGATTTGCCTACACCTGTGCCAGCAAGAGCGATATTAAGAGTTTTATTAGGTAATCCGCCTTTGGTAATCTTGTTAAAATAATCTAAGTCAAACGGAATACGCTCTTCATCTTCGTGATAAAACTCATAACGTTTTTCAACATCTTCAATATAGTCATGACCTACAGACGGATCAAATGTTACAGATAAGGCTTTTGATAGCAAGTCAGGCATAGCGGTTTTAGTAAGTGTCTGATGCTTGCCGTCAATAATACTAATGCTTTCCATTACTGCATTATGAATAGCTCTGTCCTGACACCATTTTTCAGTAGTATCTATAAGCCATTCTTCATCAGCCTTCTCACTCTTATCAAACACATTCGGTAAAATTTCCATAGCCGCAGTGTATTGATCATCATTAAATTTATCAGACTGATCTATTTCTATTTTAAAAGAATCAATGGTAGGAAGTTTATTATACTTAGCAACAAACTTTGCTACCTCTTTGAACAGCTGATTGTACACTCCCTGAAAATATTCAGGTTTAATAAAAGGAAGAACCTTACGAGTGTAAGGCTCATCAATCAATAGATGTTTAAGTATTGTCTGTTCAACGTTACTCATTATTTTCCATTTCGTTTAAGTTATTAACTAGTATGCTTTCTAATATTTTTCCGGCGTATTTTTGAAAGTCGACATTGTCAACCGACAATTCGTTATCAGGAGAAAAATGCATGTTAAAATCGAATTTCATTTCAGCACTATTGTCATCGAATTTAATATTACCAAAGCTAATTACCGACTCAATGAATTCGCCGTTTTTGATACGAATATGCCAGTATTCCTCATCGCCGGGTATTAACTCATAGTCAATATTTTCTTCTAGCATATTAGGAATTTTAACCATTAGCATCCTCCACGATATCATCCATATCTACTA